CAACCAACGGCACCTGTCGAGAATTTGAGACAGATGTAATGGTTGGTGATATCAGTCGTAAGATGAAAGGCACCGCTTGTAAAATCAATGGCGAGTGGGAATTGAAGGAACTATATAAATGAAGGGTATGCATTTACTCCCAGCGTATTATACCACAACTAGTACGAAAAGAAGAAAGCCAAAGAAGAAGACCAAAGCATTGATTGCTGCTGAAAAACAACATGAAAAGTTTCTGAAACGCATGGGCGTTAATAAACCAAAAGCCAGAGTAGCTCAGACGGTAGAGCAGTTGATTTGTAATCATCAGGTCGAGGGTTCGATTCCTTCCTCTGGCACCATTCCTACCAATTGTCCTAAACCAGAACCAAAGGTTTATACTGGTACTGAAATTATCGGTATTGGGCAAATGCATAAATCTAATGCAGTACCTATTCGCAGAAAACAAGATGCGAAAGATATCGCAAGTATGAGAAGGTAATGAAAACCATCATTCATATCAATAAGAATCTTAAACAGTCAAATGATAAACACGGTAGAACATTGCCTGTTTGTCGAGTAGAGGCTGAGGGTAAAGTTTGGTATGGATCAAAGGTTGATATTCTTGGGCCTAGTTCAATGATATACAGTCCAGATAAGCCAAGAAAATGTGGTGCAAAACTTTGGATTGAAACTGAAGGTGAAGTTGTAATACATGATAAAACAACATTTTCTGAAATGAGGAGATAAAATGAGAGTTGAGGTTCGTAATAACAATGTTGATAAGGCATTGCGTATTTTAAAAAAGAAGTTGCAAGAGGACGGCCTTTTCAACGAGTTACGGAAACGTGAGTTTGCTATGTCCAGAGGAGAGAGGCGTAGAAAAGATAAAGCTGCCTCTAAACGTAGAACTTTAAGAAAACTACAAAAACGGTTAGAAGAAAAGGGGTACTAATATGACCGAAAAATTAAAATTAGTTTCCGAAAGCGAAGCTAAGTTAAGAAAGATTCATCAACAATTATGGGATATTGTAAATGAACATCTTGGCCCAGAAGACCCTAATGCTGTTATGATGTTGTCTGGTGCAATGTTAAAAGTTTGTTTAGAGTTGTATACTGTGGTTCTTCAAGACTCAGATATTGAAAATTTGTTAGATGTAACAAAAGATGACCTTCCAAGGATAAGAGCAAATTTAGCTGGTATGATTGGGGATAGGGTAGTTCACTAATGACTAGAAAAAAGGTTACAGTCAGAACTGATAATTCGAATTGGAAAGCTCCCAAGGTTCGTAAAAAACGCAAACCCATGACAGAGGAACAAAGGGCTGCAGCTGCAGAACGTCTTGCGAAGGCAAGAGAAAAGAAGGCCGCAGCTGACCCGAACTATGGTAAATCGGGTATTGCGGAGTGTCTTCGTAATTTACCAGAGGATTATCCCTTACACCCAAAAAAGGTGAAAGAGTGGATAAAGACTCAGAAAGACCTTGCAGCTTCTGAACGTAAACAAAAGAGATTAGGTGTTAAGGGTGCAAACCCAGATATTCATGAAGCATATGTTCGTAATATGAAAACGTATTTGCGAAATGGTGATTGGGTTGATTCTTTTTATGGTGAACATCAAGAAAAGAGAGTTAGATACAGGTGTATCGCTCTCGCCTATGATAAGAATGGCGATCCTAAACGTAATGTAGGTACATTTTATCCTGATATTGGTATAATGTGGACACAGGAAATGCAAGATGAAGAAAGAGGAATAAGTAGAGGTAATGACGAAAGACCCAAACGAAAACGAAGAACTACCAGAAAACGTGGTAAGAGGGCCGTGGAAAAACAAGGCAGTAAAACAGCCTGATATGGATATGATACAGGTGCAAGAAAATCTTGCATTTGCTGATGAACTGACCCAGAATTTGATGGTGCAAATGATATACACGTTAGGCGAGAATGGAATTGATGTTAGCGATAAAAGATTTATTCGTGATATGGCTCTAATTATTGAGTGTGTAAAATCAACCATACATAGAGATATGGGCTATAAACATCCATTACAGGCCTTTACAAAAACCTTTGTAGATGTTACAATAGAACCAGATAATACGCCAGTAGGTGAAGTAGCGATAGAAGCTTTAGAAAAGTTCGTGAATCAATTTGAGGATGATGACGATGGCCCCAAAATTTCATAACCCATTTTCTCCCATAATAATGGAATCAAAAGTTCCAGATCGATTTATTGAGATTATCAATAGAGTTGGTGATGACGTTCTGTCTGATGATAACAAAAGTGCTCAGTGGGATTGGTCACACAAACTTGTGGGTAAGGTTCATAAAGAGGTACAGATTCCTATCTCGGATAAAGAAGAGAAAGAGTTTCTTTTCAATGTTATGAAACAAGGCTGTCTCGACTATCTTCTGCATATGTTTGAACTGAAAAAGGCAAACAACTGGCATAGAATGGCTGGTCAAACAAAACCCACGTTAGACAATATACATTTGACGCAGAGTTGGATTGTTAGTCAGTATGCCGGCGAGTTCAATCCTTGGCATCATCATACAGGAGACTTCTCGGCCGTTATCTATCTCAAATTACCAGACGGCATGGCAGAGGAAATTGCAGAAGATTTTGAAGACCACTATCCTGCTAGTGGTTTGATTGAGTTTTGTTATGGTGACGCACAAGATTTTCGTAGTGATAATTTGAAGTTTATGCCTGAGGTTGGTAAACTACTAGTGTTTCCCTCATGGTTAAAACATTTTGTATATCCTTTTCAATGTGAAGGGGAAAGAAGGAGCATGAGTTTCAACGCTCATATGATGGTGAAAAAATGATTTTAGTTGATATGAACCAAATTAGTCTGGCCAGTGTTATGATGCATTTGCATATGACAAAGAACACAGAACCAGATGAGAATATGGTTCGTCACATGATCCTTAATTCTTTGCGTATGTATCGCACTAGGTTCTCTTCTGAATATGGTGAACTAGTGTTGTGCTATGACTCTAAGCATTACTGGAGGCGAGACTTCTTTCCACAGTACAAGGCTGGTCGCCGTACCAAGAGAGAGTCGGACGGTAAAAATTGGGATGCAATTTTTGAATGTCTGAATACCATCAAGGCAGAGATCAAAGAAAATCTACCATACAAATTTCTAGAGGTATACGGTGCAGAGGCTGATGATATAATTGCAAGTCTGGTTACAGAGGTTGCAGAGGAAGTCCTAATCCTGTCGGGAGACAAAGATTTCATTCAGTTGCAGAGATACCCAAATGTCAAACAGTACAGCCCCATTACAAAGAAGATGGTCAACGGTGAAAATCCTGGCTACTATTTGACAGAACATGTATTCAAGGGTGACTCTAGTGATGGAGTGCCAAACGTATTGTCGCCTGATAATACATTTACTGATGGCCTGCGACAAAGGCCGCTTGGTAAGAAAAAGATATCATCTTGGGCAGATCATAATTTTGAAGATGTTGCTCCTAATGATGAGGTCAAGAGGAACTACCAGAGAAACAAGAAACTCATTGACCTAACACAGTGTCCAGAAGAGCTCAGAGAGGAAATTCTGGATGAGTATAGATCGGTTGAAATACCTGATCGGAGTAAACTACTAAATTACTTTATAGAGAAAAGACTTAAATCTCTAACTGATTCGATAGGAGAATTTTAATATGGCTGAATCAACTTATACACCGCTCTTTTCAGAAATTTTCGAGAAGGTTGGTAAACTGAAAACCAAGAAACAAAAGGTTTCTTACCTACAAGAACAAAATACGGAATCGCTTCGTATGGTAATCAAATCGTCATTTGATCCCAAAATTGAGTGGTTACTGCCAGATGGGCCTGTACCGTATGTGCCAAATGATGCACCAGAGGGAACCGAGCATACAGACTTGGCTTGGGAAGCTAGGAAGTTGTATAACTTCGTTAAAGGTGGAAATGGTGCTTTGTCCCAGAACAAACGTGAAGCAATGTTTGTTCAATTGTTAGAGGGATTACACCCCAACGAGGCTGAAATTCTGGTGGCTGCGAAAGACAAATCCCTACATAAGATGTATAAGGGATTGTCTGCAAATGTGGTCAAGGAAGCGTTCTTTTGGAACGATGATTACATGTTAATTGAAAACGAAACCTACGATCAG